GCCTGAGTCGATAGCAAACGTCACATCATTAAACATGATATGCGTTCCGTTTTTGGTTGCGGCTAAAGTTAAATCAAAAGTGGAAGCCCCTGATAAACTCCCTATTCCTGTATTAACATTGTCTAGGGAAACAGCGAAAGATGAAGAATCAGTCTTTGCAGGACTATTCCAGTTTATTCCAATGTTACTCCAGTATATCGGAGCAGAGGCTTCGGCCCACGTTATAGGGGCTGTCAATAGTAACCACTCGTATTCATCACTCTAAGGGCGGAGCCTGAGTGACGATCCTTGTTGTCCTGTTCCTGTATATCTTTGATAGCCTGCTGAAAGGCTGTTGCCCACAACTGTACTCTGGGATCATTCATAATGAATGGTTCCGCTTCCAGTAGGCAACCATAAAGATAGACATCAGGAGCGTTAGTAATCATCCAGTTAGTAGAGGCGCTAGGAGTAAGTGCATCAAACTTCTTGTAGAATAACATCTCAATAGTCTGTGCGCTTCCCGGTATCGGCCCTAACTGAAGTTCATCAGCGATAATGGTATAGAACTCTGGCGTACCTGTTTGCGTACTCCCATACAACCTATCATAGATTTCGGGGGTAACATACTGCATAGGGGTGATAGGAGAGGTATTGATTTGCAGATTACGCATCTGAATAAAGTTAGTAGGCAGAGCAAGATTCCTCTGCCCTGCAACTGTCGATGCAGTCTGCTTTTCTTCCATCGCCCTAATGCGAAGTAACCTGTTAAATCTAGCCTCTGCTAGAGCAATAAACTCCGGTATCCGGTCAGTCAGGTCATCCCTGTCTAACCAGTTAGCAACTGCCGTGTTTAACTCGGTGTAATTACTTATAGCCATTATCTACGAGAGATGTAATATATCTTATCGTTAAGGATTAAATAGTTTACCTGAGTGTTCCCCGGTTGAGGGGCTTGATATAACCACATAGTTATAGCCTCGTTGGTGTGGTGCGTAGAAAAGCATTATCAGGATCGTTGAGATATTTCTTCATCAACTTGCCATCCTTCTCTATCGCTCCGTTAGTTTCCTTCATCCACTGCTCCCAAATACCTACCGGGATGGATGCTACTCTCATGCCATGCTGTTGCTTACCGAAAGTAAGTTTATCACCATAGCCGTTCAATAATTCTTTGTTGTGATCTACAATGTCTTGAGCATCCTGATGGGTAACGAAACTTGTCGTGCCGTCAGAATGTTCTTCTACAGTAGTAGGTCTAATGTATTTCATAATGGTAATGCACCCGGTTTCTTAGTCCAACTCTCTAGTGTTTTGACTGCTTTCTTTACAGACGCTTTCTCGCTGTAAGGTTTTTTCTCTATAGGTTTTGGTTCTTTAGGTTTTTTAAGACCTTCTCTAAGTAGTGCTTTGCTCATTTTATCCTCAAAGGGAATGGCCCCCCGAAGGGGGCCAAACACAGTTACGATGCTTTGATTCCAATAACAGAACCAGATGCCTGACCGTTCTTACCACGAAGGCCATATTCAGCAATGATCATCTGTTTGATGGAGTCACCAGTTTTCGCAAGGGTCTGAGTCTGGAAAGGACGCAGATAGTCTACGCTCCAGAAATCATAATCCAAGACATACAACTGGTTCGGCAAGCAGAAACGGTTAGGTACGATTTTGAACGTACCGAAGTCCGTCACAATGACATCAACAGAGTTAATGGCACTTGCCGGTGACGTTTTGTCATGGTTCGTCACGATATCCGCAACGGTTGAACCTGCCAGAGCCGACATTTTGACTTTGAGCGAGGAGTCGCACATGATGACATCAGGCGAACCACCCGCGTTCCAAATCTGCTCAACGCAAAGGTTGACCATATCCATCGTCAAAACAACGTCAGCACCGCTAGGGGCTTTGACAGAAGTACCGTTACCGGCGTTGGCGACAGCGGCGGCTGTGGGGCCGTCGATGATGTTGGAATCACCGGCAGTCGCATCACCCAACCAAGAGTTGAGAGCCGCAGTCTTACGAGCCGTTCCAGATGCGCCAACAGTGGCAACATCTTCACCAGTAAGCATCTTTTCCATATCGCGTTTAAGTTCTTTTGAACGCTTTGCCAACTGGTAAGCCTGCGATGATTTACGGCCTGCCCAATCCACGGCTTCCGCAGTGCCAGAAGTCTGAACTGACTTCTCAGAAATCTGAGTGTAGTTAGACAACTTGACAGGTTCGACAACAGCCAGTGAAGTCGGATCGTCACCTTCAATCTTCTGGTTCGCGGCGGCGGCGGCGAGTTCATCTTTCTGCCACTCAAAGAGAGTGTTAGAGCAAGAACCTTTGCCAATGCCGGACATGAACGGCGTGTCCATAGGACTAATATTATAAATGATATCGCTCAAGTCCTCACGGATTTGTACACCACCGTAGGTTTCGCGAGTATTAGTAGGGATTGCCATAGCAATATACCTCCATAGTTAAAGTTCTACAAAATCCTCAAAGAGTGAAACGGAGTCATTAACATGACCACTCTCTTTAAGACGGTTCATTTTTGCAGTACGTTCAACCTTTGTTCTCTCAGACTTGCTTTTCGATCCAGTACCAGACCTTGCCATCTTGGGCTTCTTCTTGGTTTTCTTGGATTTAGTTGAAGTTTGAGCCTTCTGCATTTCTTGAAATGCTTTGGCCTGCATGAGAACAAGCAATGATCTATGGTCAGTAAGTTGGCTTAACTCCTCTTGAGTGAATCCCTGAGACATTGCAAACTCAGTTAGTTCTTTCCCTGCTTTCTGTCTAAACTCTTCGTTCTTCCATTCTGGCAGGATAGCCTCTAACTTCTGTCGTTCTTCATACGCAACGCGCTGTTGGAGTTCACGCTGTTCAGCCATAGCCTGTTCATTGGCTTGGTTGAGGCGTTGCTCCTCCTGTTGCATTGACGCTTGAAGATCGGCAACCTCGGACTTCTTAGTAAGATATTCTTCTCTATCTTCTATCTTGAGTCGTTCCCAATCTGTATTGTTGACCAGTTCATTTAATTTACCATACTGCTGTTGTACTACAGCAGAGGCGGCATCAATGTACTGCTGACGAAATTGCTGAGTCTGATATACTTCTTGCTGTGCCTGTTGCATCATGGCTTCAGCCTGTTTACGGTATTCTGCAATCTCTTGAGTTTTCTTTGTGTAGTCAGACTGTCGGCTATAGCCACTTTTGAGTTCGTCAAGGGTGACTTCGATCTCTTCACCATCAACCTTGATAGTGTAGGCATCGGGTTCCTCTTCTTCCTCTTCAGCGTCTAACTCCTCTTCAGATTCTTCTTCCTCCTCATCGGATTCTTCTTCCTCTTCAGAAACCTCTTCCAATGGTTCGTCTTGAGTTTCCTCAGTAGACTCTTCAACATCTTCCGTAGGGGTGCTATCTTCTGTTTCTGGTGTGGCCTCTTCAGGCTCCAACAAACCTAAGATTGCTGATTGTGCTTCTACAATACTTCCCGGATCAACCGGAAGCGGGGCTTCTTGCTTGTCCGCCATTTTAAAATCTCCTTATATGTGGTATTCCTTCAGTTTCTCCGCCATCTCTCCAGTTTCTACAATACTGGTTAGATGAAGGCGAAGTCTCTCAAGGAGTCGTAATGAAAGCCAACATTGCTCTCGGCTTTCGACATCGTTCACACTTGAGTGCGCCCAAGTGTTATAAATACTTTCTGCTAGTGAATCAAATGCTTCGTTGTACATCGGATCGTTGAGGAGGCGTTTTGCTTGTTCCTCTCGTAATTGGTCGGTCATGTGGCTCCTATTGCTACGGCCCTCTTCTGTTCTCGTTCAAGGGCCAGTTCTTCGGCTTTAAGTTGTGCGTCTACAGCGGCTTCCTGTGCGTCCTGTTGGACTTTCATCATCTTAACTTGTAGGTCGCCCTGTTTGATTTCCAACTCTTTCATTTTAATCTGCTGTTCCATCATAGCACTCTGCTGTTCTGGAGAAGGCTGATTAGGTTGCGGAGGAGGCGGAGGGGTCAGGTAGTCATCTACATTCTGATAACCCATAGCCTTCACCAATGCGGCTCCTAGATTGTACATATTCTGTGGAGTAACGATAGGTAGTCCACCCTGCATGGCTTGTGCGGCAAACTGGATCATCTGAGAAAGATGAGCCATCTGCTGATCCTTTGAACCGTTGCCTAATGCCACTGATACAGTGCAGTCCATTTTGTCGTTCCACATATCAGGACGTACCGGAACCCACTGGTTTCTTAACATAACTACTCTCTCCTTATCCTGATTCTTCAGGAGGAGTTCGTAGATGCAACGCATCAGTTCCTTAACGCCTGTCTCAGCAAACTGTCGTGCAATCAACTCTACCCTGCTCTGGGCATTACTCATAACCGCATTGACCGCTGTAGCCGTTGTGTGGCTTGTCAGAGCGTCTGCATTAAGACCTTGAGTATTCTTGTTTACTCCGGTTCTTGATTCCCTTACGTCATCAAGGTAGCCTAGCATCTGGAATGATTCCGGCTGTAGGGGAGGAGTAGCCAACGGCATGACTGCGTTGGGAGATTTAACTCGTACCACACCGCCCGGACGCTGGGTTAGGAGGTCATCTAAATTCGCTTGACCCTCAAGGACTGCATATCTACCAAAGTTCTGGTTGTAGGCATTGTCCATCAGATTACGCATCAGCGTACTCTTGATTAACTGTAAGTCCATCACAAGATCAGCGACAGACATACCAAAGAACTTATGAGGAATCTTTAACGGAGTAATAGATACAAACGGAGTCTTATCTACTTCCTCGTTAGAGAAAATATAATCTCCTACACTGCATACCTTCCTGAGTTCGGCAATCCCATCCTCATCGTAGTCTGTCTTGATGAAAGATTCATGTAGCCAGTATTCTCTGAGGGCTTCTTCCCCTGTTTCGTTTAGACCAGACCCCCATTGGTTAGAGTCATCAAACTCGTAACGTGCAAGGCGTTCTGCATTGTAGACTTCGGCATTATACCCTGCACCCAATTCTCCAACATCCCAATCATCTCCATACATCTCTCGGAGTTCGGATACGGTCTTTCGTACACGGTGGCAGACAAACCTTGCGCTCTGGATATCTTTGGCTTCTCTTGAGATCAGGAATTCATCAGGCGGAACATTCTCAATCTTGATCTTACCGTTGTAATCCTTTCTGTGGATAACTACGTCATGGTAGGTTACTTCGTCGTAGTATTCCTCATGCTCAATTACTTCTACGTCTTTGTTTGCAGTGAGGACTTCAAACTCCATATCCGTAAGACCACGATACTCTTCACGTTGAGTCTCTGGGTATTCATCCCACCATACCTTTACGATACCATTCTTCTGGAGGAGGGCATCATGGAACCACGAATAGAGGATTTCCCAACCGGGGTTGTCTTTTGTGAAAACGTAATTAACGTAATCAGTAGCCTGCTCTGCGGCCTGCACATCTTCCGGGCCATGAGGGGTAAACTTCACCATCTCATCACCAGACGCAAACACCCTCATCAAAGAGGGTTTAATCCATTCGATTGTGTCTTGCACCGTAGAATCAACGTATTGACTACGGCCATCAACCTCATTACCAAAGGGAAGGGCGTAATAATACTTGATCGCCTCTTCTCTCTGGATAGAGATTTCGCCATCGTATCCAAGAGAATCAGTGATCTCCTGATGGATGCGTGACATTAATTCTTGATCTGTATCAGACAATTCCGTAATTCCTATAAGTTATTTCATTAGTCCAAGTTGGGTCAGACCCCGCTATTGCGTGTCTTTGAGATTGAAATGCGTATCGGGTAGCACTCATAAGGTCATCCCTTATGGCTACCACCTTTCCTTGTTTCCTGTGGTACATCCTAAACTCTTCAAACCAGTCGCCCAAGGTGTTGAATACCTTGAATCTACCATCCTCCATAGACTGTATCATCGCCATTAGACCCTCTTCGATAGAGTTTGAGCCTTTTGTCTGGCCTAATGCGGGTGGGTTTGTGAAGTGTTCTAGGAGGAAATTACACCCATGACTTCTATACTGGTCGGCTAGACCCGGATTCCCCATGCTATCCCTGCGGTTTCCGTCATGTGGGTAGGCAATGGGGATGAAGCGCGGCCTTTGCTTAATCATTTCAGCGTGAACAGCCGGACTAGCCTTCGATGCTCTATAACAGTCATAGACATAAAAGGTATCGGTTTCATTATCTATCGCACACCATACTACTGCGGTAGGGTGATCCCAACCGAAATCAATAGCCGCAATTCTGGGCCAGTGATCT